TGGTTCAACTGTAACCCGGAAGGCCCCGAACACTGGTTTTACAAGAACTGGGTGGAGGGCGACAAGCCCAAGGAAAAGAACGCCCTCCATCTGCATTTCACGATGGACGACAACCTGGCCTTGCCGCAGCGAATCCGAGAGCGGTACGAGGGGATGTACTCCGGCGTGTTCTATGACCGATATATTCGGGGCCTGTGGGTGGTGGCCGAGGGCCTGATCTACACCATGTTCAACAAGGATTTCCACGTTGTGCCCGCCAAGCCTCGGCCCTATGACCGCTACTACATCAGCGTGGACTATGGCACCGCTAACCCCTGTTCTATGGGGTTGTGGGGCCGGGCTGATGGGTGCTGGTATCGGATGCGGGAGTATTACTTCGACAGCCGGAAAGAGGGCCGCCAACATACGGACGAGGAATACTACACGGAGCTGGAGAAGCTGGCCGGTGATCTCCCCATCCGGGGCGTGATCGTGGACCCGTCGGCGGCTTCGTTCCTGGAAACGATACGGCGGCATGGCCGGTTCCACGACATAAAGGCGTCCAATGCCGTGCTGGACGGTATTCGGGATGTGGCCACCCAGTTCAAGCTGGGGCGGCTGTTCATCTGTGAGGGTTGCGACGACTGTATTCGGGAGTTCGGCTTATACCGCTGGGACGAAAAGGCCCCCATGGACCGGCCCATCAAGGAGAACGACCACGCTATGGACGAGGTCCGCTATTTTGTCCACAAAGTTTTCGCGCCAGAAATGTTCAGCTTTTAGGGGTGATGGATATGGTAACTTTCAATTTACACGGGGATTGCGAGGCCCGGACGGCCACCAATTTCCGCCGGGGCATGACCGACAAGCGGTTTCTGGAGCTGGAGATCACGGCGTGGCTGCGGTCCAAGGAGCGACAGCGCCAGCTTGACGGGGAGCGATACTATGACGGCGACCAGGCTGTCACTCGCCGCCGCCGTATGGCCATGGACGACGATGGCAAGCCGGTGGAGCTGACCCACCTCCCCAACAACCGCCTGGTCAATAACCAGTATTCCAAGATGGTGGACCAAAAGACCAATTACTCTTTCGGACGGCCTTTTACCTTTGACACCGAGAACAAGCAGTATGCCGAGGCGCTGAATGAAGTCCTGGGCGCTCGATTCCGGCGTCTGCTTCGGGCGGTGGGCGAGGGGGCGTGGATCGGTGGCAAGAGCTGGGTGTATCCGTACTATGATGCTGGGGAACTGGCCTTCAAGCGGTTCCCGGCGGATGAAGTGTTGCCCTTCTGGGCAGACGCCGACCATACTATCCTGGACGCTGCGGTCCATGTCTACATGGTGCTGGAGTACGACGAGCAGGAACAGGCCAAGGACGTGGTCAAGGTGGAGGTCATGCACGGTGGCGGGGTGGACTGTTTCATCCGCAAGGACGACGGATCTCTGGTGCCGGACGATGACGCCCAATCCGGCCCCTTTATCACGGAGAAGGACCCCAGCACCGGCGAAACCCGGACCTACAACTGGAAACGTGTCCCCCTGGTGTGCTTCAAAAGTTCCCACCATGAGCTGCCGCTGCTGTCCAGGGTGAAGTGCCTCCAGGACGCCTACAACGACGTTCTCTCCAACTTCGCCAATCAGATGGAGGAGGACATACACAACACCATCTTGGTAATCAAGAACTATGACGGGGAGGACCTGGGCCGATTCCGGCATAACCTGTCTGTCCTGGGCGCTATCAAGGTGCGGAGTTATGATGGCTGTGAGGGCGGGGTGGAAACACTGACCCTGGAGGTCAATTCCGAGAACTATAAGGCGCTGCTGGCTTTGCTGAAGGACGCCATCATAGAGAACGCCCGAGGCTATGACGCCAAGGACGAACGTATGAGCGGCAATCCAAACCAGATGAATATACAGTCGATGTATTCTGACATCGACCTGGACGCCAACGGGATCGAGCTGGAGTTCCAGGCCGCTATGGAGGAACTGCTGTGGTTCGTCAACCAGCACCTTGCCAATACGGGGAAGGGCAGCTATGAGGGCACCGAGGTCACGGTTATTTTTGACCGGGACGTGCTGATCAACGAAACGGAGGCCATCAATAACTGCAAGGCGTCTGTGGGTATCCTCTCCAATGAAACCATCGTGAAGATGCACCCCTGGGTGACAGACCCGGAGGAGGAGCTGAAGCGGCTGAAAGCCCAGCAAGAGGAGGAGGCCGCCGCTGATCCGTACCGGGCCGCCTTTGAGAAAACCCGTGGCGGCGGTGCCGGGGACGCTTCCGGCCAGGGCAAGCCCGCCGTAAAGGATGGTGAGGGCGGTGGCGAGGAAAAGTAACTCCAGCTATTGGTCCCAGCGAATGAAGCTGATGGAGGACGCCCTAAAGGACCACTCCTTTTCCTATGTCCAGAACATGGAAAGTCAGTTCAGAACCGCCCAGGCCGAGGTGGAGCGCCAGATTGCCGTATGGTATCAGCGGTTCGCCGCCAACAACGAGATCACCCTTGCCGACGCCAAGCGGCTGCTGACCAGCGGGGAACTGGAGGAGTTTCGCTGGACTGTCGGGCAGTATATCGCCTATGGCCAGCAGAACGCCCTTGACGGGGCCTGGGTGAAGCAGCTGGAGAACGCCAGCGCCAGGGTGCATATTTCCCGGCTGGAGGCCATCAAGCTCCAAATCCAGCAGCAGGCCGAGGCGCTATACGCCAATCAGCTCGACTTTGTGGACGCCGCCGCCCGTGACCTATACCTGGGCAGCTACTACGGCACCGCCTTCGAGCTTCAGCGGGGCCTTGGGGTGGGCTGGACTATGCAGGCCGTCAATGAAGCGGCTATTACCAAGGTCCTCTCCCGCCCCTGGACAGTGGACGGGCAGACCTTCCGGGACCGATGCTGGACCAACAAGCAATCCCTGGTGAACAGCGTCAACACCCAGCTCACGCAGATGATTATTCGGGGGGAGGCCCCGGACAAGGCCATTTCTGCTATCTCCCACCAGTTCAAGGTTTCCAGGGAAAAGGCGGGCCGCCTGATTATGACGGAGGCTGCCGCTTTCTCCAGCGCCGCCCAAAAGGACTGCTATGGGGAGCTGGGTGTGGAGCGGTTCAAGGTGGTGGCGACCTTTGACAATGACACTTGCGACGTCTGCGGCGCTCTGGACGGTGAGGTTTTCAAGATGGCCGACTACCAGATCGGCATAACCGCTCCGCCGTTCCACCCCTGGTGTCGCTGCTGCACCTGTCCCTATTACGCTGACATGGTGGAGCTGGGGGAGCGGTGGACCCGCAACCCGGACGGGACGACGGCCAAGGTGCCGCCGGATATGACGTTTGACGAGTGGCGGCAGAAATTTGTGCAGGCCGGTGGTTTGACACCGCCGCAGGCCGGTGGTACAATACCAGCACCGACACCCGCACCGGCTCCTGCTCCCACCCCGGAGCAGCAGCATTTTTCCAAAGCCGTCCGGGGTATGCAGGGTATAACTCAGGACTACGGCGACACCCTGGAGGCCCGGTTTGCTACCGGCGCCCCCGTGGCCCAGAGCGCATTTGCCAAGCACGTCCCGGTGGGTTCCGTGTCGGATGGGGCGCACTCGGGCACGGCGTTCTTCAGCTCTTTGACACAGAAGGTAAAGATGAACTTTGCCGACGATTTAACCAACGTCCGGGGTGCGGGGACCACGTTCTTCCACGAACACGGCCATTTTATCGACTTCATGTCCTGCGCCGGGAATGGCTGGACCTCGCTCAGCACTCCCGCTTTTGGTGCCGCCCTGCGGGCCGACTTTGACGCCTATGTCAAGGGCATTATGAAAGCGCAAAAGATCACAAAGACGGCGGCCTACTCAGTGATTGCTCAAGAGGTCACCCCGGATTTGTATAACGCAATCTCCGACCTGATGGGCGGCCTATCCCGTAACAAGGCCCGAGGTAACTGGGGCCATGCCACGAAATACTGGAAAGGCCGGGGCGCTTTGGAGTTGGAGGCATTCGCTCATATGTACGAAGCGCAGTTCAGCCCGGACAAGTACGCCTTGATGCAGAAGTATTTCCCCTCCGCACTGGCGGAGTTTGAGAGCCTTTTGAAAGGGGTGGTTTGATGCGATACCAGGATTTCAGAGCCGACGAGAAGCTGACAGCGGCGGCGGCGGTCTACACCGCCAAGCATGGCGGTAGATTCTTCGGAGACGAGCCAGGCGGTGGCCTGGTGTATGAAACGGAGGACGGTGAGGCCAGCTATATGCCCCCGGAGGGCGCGGATGCCGCCCAGGTCCTCCAGGACCTCCAGAGCGGCAAACCGCTCCCAGAGCTGTGGCCGGAACAGGAGTTTGACCCGGACAACATATATTGATGATTAAAGCATCGTGCAAGCGCACGGTGCTTTTTTCATAGCCAAAAAATACCGCTGGCCCGGCGGATAAAAATGGGGCGGCTGCCATACGGGGACAGGCCCGATAAAAAGGACGGCGGCGAACAGAAAGGAGCAGACATGAAATTGCAGTGGATCAAAGACATCCTGGGGGACGCCTACACCGAGGAAATGGACGCCAAGGTGAGCGCGGCCCTGGGGGAGCGGTTTGTTGCCCGCGCTGACTTCAACGCGAAAAACACCCGCGTGACCGAGCTGGAGACCCAGGTGGGCAAGCTGGAGGAGGCCGCCAAGACCCACGCCACTCAGCTCGCGGAGTTGAAGAAGGCCGCCGGGGACAGCGAGGCATTGACCAAGAAGATCGAGGAGCTGGAGGAGCAGGCCAAGACCGACAAGGCCGCCTACGAGAAGGAGCTGGCCCAGGTCAAGCTCCTGTCCGCCGTGGACGCCGAGCTGACCGCCGCCGGGTCCAAAAACAACACCGCCGTCCGGGCTGTCCTGGCCGAGTTCCTGGCCGGGGCCAAGGTCGTGGACGGCAAGGTAACCGGCAAGCTGAACGGCGAGAGCGTCACTCTGGCCGCCCGCATCGAGGCGATGAAAAAGGACGCCTCCACCGACTTCATGTTCGGCTCCGTGCAGCGTGAGGGCTGGAAGCCCGGCGAACCCGGCGACGGTGGGAAACCCGGCGGGGGCAAGAAGCCCTCCGAGATGACCTATGCCGAGCTGGAGGCTTACCTGGCCGCCAACCCCGACGCCAAGCTGGAATGAGAGGTGCCCCATGAGTAAAAACGTAGTCACCCCCAAAAGCGTGTCCTTCGAGGACGCGCTGCGGAACCTGGCCAGCCGTTTGACTGGCCGCCCCACCGCCGAGCTGCCCCGCACCCAGGAGGGCATTGTGCAGTTCATGGCGGAGAACGTGCCCACCCCCGACGAGATGGGGGAGGCCATCACCCAGGAGGTCGTGGCCCGGCTGACGGCTGCTGCCGAGAAGCCCGACGACGGCCAACAGGAGGCCCACGACGGCCCCGACGCCCCTGGGGGTACTCCTACCCCTGACGAGGGCGAGAAACCCGACACGGAGGCCCCTGTGGCCAACGACAAGCCTAAACGCGGCTCCAAGTCTAAGGCCGCAAAATAAGAAAGGATGATTTTTCATGGCCGGAGAGAAATTCGACGCTAAGAGCTTCAACCCCCAGGCGTTCAAGTACCGGGCGGACCGTATCCCCCGGACCCGTCTGAACGAGATGCGGAAGTCCCGCGTCCTGGCGGGCAACCCTGACATTCGCACCGTGTTCACCACCCAGGACGGCACCGCCTACGCCACCATCGCCATGCGGGGCCTGCTGGACGGCGACGCCGTGAACTACGATGGCAAGACCGACATCCCCGCCACCAGCACCAAGACCTTTGAGCAGGGCGTTGTGGTGGTTGGCCGGGCCAAGGCGTGGGTGGAGAAGGACTTCTCCCACGACATCACCGGCGGGATCGACTTCATGGACAACGTGGCCGCCCAGGTGGCGGAGTATTGGCAGGACGTGGACCAGGACACCCTCCTGGCGATCCTCCGGGGCGTGTTCGCCATGACCAGCGCCCAGGGTGCGGCTTTTGTTCAGAAGCACACCTACGAGGTGGACGGACCTATGGAGGCCACCACCCTCAACAGCGCCACCGCAAAGGCGTGTGGTGACCGCAAGAAGAAGTTCACGATGGTGTTCATGCACTCCGCCGTGGCCACCAACCTGGAGAACCTGAACCTGCTGACCGCTCTCAAGTATACCGACAAGGGCGGTGTCACCCGTGACCTGACCCTCTACACCTGGAACGGCAAGCTGGTGATCACGGACGACGGTATGCCTGTGGAGGAGAGCGAGGGCAGCACCATTTATACCAGCTATGTGCTGGGTG